GCCAGCGTCGTGTAAGTGCTTGAAGCACGGGATGTTAGGGGACCTCCGGGTCCGGCTTTCTCGCCCTCCTCCTTCCTTGCCTGCTGGTTACCTTTCCTTCGCTCGTAAAGTCTCTCGCGAGATTTTTACGAAAGGTTGGGATTACCAGTGGGGTAGCAAGGTCTCTACCTTCTCACCTTCGCTTGGCTCTTGCATTGGCAAGTCACGTAAGCATGGCGGCCAGCTCTCTGAGCTTTCGGTCGCCGGGCAGCTTGCGTGGCAAGAGTCCCTCAATCGCCCCTTACCGGGCGCCCTTGAGGGTGAGTTGCTTCTCGTGGACTCTTCCGGGAAGCCTCGTCCTTTGACGAGGTTCGTTTCCGAGGCCGCCACTCTCCGCCCTCTACATGGTTTGTTGTACGATCATTTGTCGAAGCAACCATGGCTTTTAAGAGGGGAGATCACGGCTGATAAGCTGCGAAATGCGGGTTTTAACCGCGCGAGGGATGAACCTCTCACCAGTGGCGACTATAAGTCTGCCACCGACAATCTCTCGATCGAGGTCGCAGAGACAATCCTTGACGTTGCTTGGTCTAGTGCCAAGTACGTGCCAGCTTCCGTCTTCCGGTATGCTATGGCCGCTCAACGGCCATCGCTTTCCTATGAGGACGATGAAGGATTGGTCTCAACCTTTGTACCGACTCGTGGCCAGATGATGGGGAGCTATCTTTGCTTCCCATTACTGTGCCTCCAGAACTACATCGCGTTCAAATACGCTGAGTATGTCTCTGGAGTCGAGGGGACTCCGGTCCTGATCAATGGAGATGATATCCTCTTCCAGTCCGAGCTGTCGTTCAGCAAGGCCTGGATGGGGATTGTCGGGGACTTAGGTCTCGAAGTGGAACCTACAAAAACGTCGGTAAGCACAGAGTACGGGAGTCTTAACTCCACTCTACTCCGTTGGGCCCCTCAAGGGCTCGATGTTGTCAAGACGATTCGTATGGGGATGCTAAGAGAAGTCGCCCATCCTGCAAATTTGGGGACTACCGCGAATTCTTTCGCAAGGGTAGGTCCTCGTAATACCTGGCTATTGAACTTCGAGGAGTTCCTAAGCTGGCATGCCAAAACCATCTATCGATGGCGCTGCGTTGCTAGTGACATGGGTTTTACGGGCCGCCTTGCGCTTCGCGCGTGGTCTCGCTTCAGGGGTGGGAGGTTGTTGTGGAGAGATGACGTTCTCCACCAGATGAAAATTGATCGACTTCCAGCAGCTCATTGCCCTCATAACATTGTTATGGGCTCTGAGGAGTTTGTCACTGTTCCTGATGATTCTGTTTCTAAAGAACTCAAAAGGGACACCGCGGTCTGGATGGCGTCGAGGAAGTGGGAGCTCGGGAGGGAGTATACCGTCCGCAAACAGGGTAAAGTGGTTTCTGAGCGTGCTAACGCTACTCGGATTCCTGACCTGTTGCAGAGTTGGAAAACTCCAGCCCGGGCTTTGAAGGAGGCCTCTTCGGAGGTGATGAGGAGGCGTGAATGGTACTGGAGCCACAAGGTAAATGTTCCTGTCGGATTCCCCGCGAGGGGTCTTCTTCCGAGGGATAGACCTAGTGTCAGTATCT